ATTGCACATTGATGAAGTAGCTGGTTTTGATGTAGGCACAGGAAGTTCATCTTCTACAGCACAATTTACACTGAACTCATTCAGCGCATCAGTATTTAGAAGTGCTGAGTATACAGTACAAGTTACAAATTCCACAGATAGTGATTATCAAACTTTAAAGATAGTACTATTCCATGATGGAACAACAGTTTATTTAACACAGTACGCTTCTATATTTGACAATGGTGCTCAGGCAACCTTTGATGCAGATATAAATAGTGGAAATGTTAGATTAAGAGCAACGCCAGCAAGTGGAGACACAATGGCATACAAGTTCATTAGAACAACAATAGAGGTATAATAATGGGAACTAAATTAAATTTTAACATTGAAGACGCAGGTTTATCTGTGGATGGAAGTGAAAAGTTTAACTCGAGTGGAGCTGCACAAAATATAACTATAAGCGGCGATAAAATAACATCAGGTACTGTAGCAAGTGCCAGACTACCATACACTATTAGAACAAATGCTCCAACGGGCACCGAGTCTACATCTAGTGGTCACATATGGTTTATATACTCGAGTTAATAAATGGCACTATATGTTAACGACAGCGGAACACTTCGACAGATTTCCTTTTTGGCAATCAATGATAGTGGTACGCTTAGAAGAATCAATGAAGTCTATGTAAATGACGGTGGGTCTCTTGAAGGCCCATTCACTATTACACATACAACAAGTAGAAATACTGCGACTTCAACTTCTACCATTTCTGGGTTACAGTTAACAACATATAACACAACAACTACATTTAACACTCAACAAAGTACAGTTACAACAACTGTCTTTAATACATCAACTACATTTAATACTAGTAAAGCAACAGGAAGTTCAAGAAGTACAACAACAACTTATAATACAACTCAGACAACAACAACTGCGTTTACTACTACAACTGCTTTTACTACTACTACGACCTTTACAACTACACAAGGTACAACAACTGCGTATACAACAACGACTGCTTTTACTACAACAACTACATTTAACACAAGTAAAACAACATCGACTACAGGTTCTACAACGACTGCATATACTACTACTACAACCTTTGAGACAACTCAAAGTACAACTACTAATTATAATACAACAACTGCGTATACAACTACCTATGATACAACAATTAGTACAAGTAGAACTACAACATTCGCTACTACTACAGCGTATGAAGATAATACCAGTTTTGCTACTACAAGAACAACTACCTTCGCTACTACAACAGCGTATGAGGATAATACTAGCTTTGCTACTACTAGAACAACAACCTTTGCAACTACAACATCGTATGAAGATAATACAAGTTTTGCTACTACTAGAACTACAACATTCGCTACATCAACAGCTTATGTAGACAACACAGGTCAATCAACAAGTAGAACTACCACATTTGCAACAGCAACAGCTTATGTAGACAACACAGGTCAATCAACAAGTAGAACTACAACATTTGCCACTACTACTGCATATGTAGATAATACATCTCAGTCAACAGCATATGATACTACATTTAGTACTAATACTGCTAGAAACACGAATACGGCTAGAGGCACTGCGTTTACAAACTCTACTGCCTTTGCTACTAATACAAGTAGAAACACTGCGTTCACTAACTCAACTTCTTTTGCAACTAACACTTCAAGAAACACGAATACCTCTAGAGGTACTGCGTTTACAAATGCAACTGGATTTACAAATAACACTACTAGAGAAACAGAGTATATAATAAGTTTCTGCCCAGAAGGTGGCACAAATATGGACCAGAGGAACACCTCATTTGCTACTAATACTTCAAGAAATACAAATACAAGTAGAAACACCGCATTTACAAATGCAACTGGATTTACAAATAATACTAGTAGAAACACGAATACGGCTAGAGGCACCGGATTTACAAATAATACTTCTAGAAACACTAACACTTCTAGAAACACAGCATTTACAAACTCTACAGGATTTACAAACAATACTACACAGGGTACAAGTAGAACAACTTCTTTTGCAACGAATACTTCAAGAAGTACTAATACATCACAGTCAACTTCTTATACTACAACATTTGCTACTAATACTGCAAGAAATACAAATACTTCTCAGTCAACAAGTTATACAACTACATTTAGTACTAACACTGCAAGAAGCACTAACACTTCTCAGTCAACAAGCTATGATACTACTAGACTATCGAATACTGCTAGAAGCACAAACACTTCTCAGTCAACAAGCTATGATACTACTAGACTATCAAATACTGCAAGAAGTACTAATACGTCACAGTCAACAAGTTATAATACTGTTAGACTATCGAATACTTCAAGAAGTACAAATACATCTCAGTCAACTTCTTACGAAACTTCCTATGCGACTTCAAGAGCAAGCTCACGAAGCACAGGAACAAGTAGAACTACGACTACAACATTTGATACTACACAATCAACAGCTTCAAGTAGAAGTACAGCAACTGCTAAGAATACTACTACTACTTATGAAACTACTCAAGGAACAACAACTACTAGAAGTACTGCGTCAAGTAGAAGTACAACAACAACATTTAATACTCAACAAAGTACAGCTAGTTCAAGAAGTACTGCATCAAGTAGAGATACTACTACAACCTTTGAAACAGCAACAACTACAACAACTGCGTATGATACTACTACAACCTTTGAGACAAGCAAGACAACATCAAGTTCTAGAGGTACAACTACCACTACAACATTTAATACAACAAGGGCATCTGCTACAAGCAGAAACACTGACCACTTAACAACAACAACATTCAATACTTCAACAACAGTATTTGAAAGAACAACCGCCAGCTCAGCAGGAACTCTATTTGACACAGAAGTCTCGAGTCTAGAAGATTATGGATTCTCTTACTGGGACGGCTCACAATGGAGCGAATCTAACTAATGGCAGGATTTGAAAAAGAAAAAGGTATTACACCAGAGTATGTAAACAAGAAAATGGAATCAATGCTTACAGCAATATATGATGTAATAGAAGAAAACGAACATAGAATGAGAAAGATGGAACAAGTCATCTTCGAGCTAAAGAATGGTAAAGGCAAAGAATAAATTACAAGCCTTAAGCATTAATGAAGAAGTCGGTGATATAGCAACTCACTGGTTAAAATCAGGCTCAGCTTTTAGACCCTCAGAAGACTTAGTAATATTAAATGAGTTTGGTAAGAAACTTTTACCTAAAAGTCACAGAGATTTAGCATTTGAGTATGACATATGGTTTAACACAAATGAGAACTATACCATCAGAAAATGGTTATACACGGATTTTATGGGAAGGGGATTATACTTTCGAGTTCCTTCCATAAAGATTAATAATAGACTGTTTAAGGCGATTGTAAATTCCGACATAAAGATAGACGAAGAAAGAATCGACAAAGTGATGAAGAATTTACAGAACAAGTATTATCTTCATCCGAGTGAAAAATTTCACGAGAAAGTAATATTTTTACCAGGCAGCAACTTATTATGCAAACCCGATTGTATAGACATTAGAAGGGTGGAAAAATTAGTTGAAGAAGGATATGTAATAAAACCACATCCAATAACTGCTCATATTTTTATAGCAGAACTTAGAGCAAAGTTTGGATATGATAAAGTACTAGGAAAGAAAGAGGGAGGACATGAACTTCTTCTTAATGCAACTGAAATAGCAACAGCACAGAATAGTGAAATGGGCATCGTCGCATTACTACTAGAAAAAGATATACGAATGGTTTCTCACCCTGTAAAAAAGAGAGAGAAAAGTTTACTTACTTATGAAAGTTTTTACGAAGCAGTTGCAGGAACAGATGCAAAGAAAACAATATTAAAACTGTTCTCGGCAAAAAATTCAGGAATAATCTTTGATTTTGACGAGGACGCAGACGAAAGGCTAGAAAAGTATCTAGCAAACTTTTGGGAATACAAAATAGAACAATGATAGAAATAGTACATCAATATAAAAAAGACTGGAGTATGTTTACTCTAGCCTCACTCCTGGATAAGTCTAAAGACTATAGGATTCATTTATATGTCCATGAAGCAGATTGGAACGATGCTCCTATAGCATGGGCTATAGAACACTTTGATGAAATAAAAATATATCAGACTTGGTGGACAACAGAAGATACTGCAAAAATGGTATGTCATCTTAAAAACTGGTGGAAAGACAAAACGCCTAGTCTAAACAAAAGAATATTAGTAGCAGGTGGTAATAGAATATTTTTAAGAGAGATAGTTACAGGTAATGTACCAGAAGAAAGTTTCTTTATGAAAAGTTTATCTTTCTTATCACACAAGCATAGATTCAAAGACCATTCACAGTATAAAAATTACTACTCAAGAATAGGCAATCCAACATATGAGAATAGTGCTCATCAACAAGACCCAGAGATGCTTTTACTTAACTGGGATGTATTGAAAACTTTCAAAGACGAAGACTTATTCTTTCCAGGTGGAGACTTGCCACAAAACTTTTATAGCTTAGATCACAGACTAGATGCTTGTACCAACACAGCATTTATGAAAAACTTAGTTCAATTCAAGCACAGCTATATGCCTTTATATATGAATGGTACAGTAGATTGTCTACTAGAAAAAGATTGTTTAGGTTTGAAAGAAGTTGCTGATTATAATAATATGTTAAGAAAAGGATATAGTTTAAATGTGCAACATAAATGGGCTATGAGAGATTATCTAAATATTCCAATCAGTGTTCAACTCGGAATACCTTGGGACTGTTATACTCGTTTGATTGATTCTATTCCTATGCAATTTAGAAATGCAAGATTAAATGAACAGATGTTGACAAAAGCGTCGAAACAGAAAGCAACGCTTGGAAAGTTATTACAAACAGGATTTAAACTAGGTAAACTTTAATATCTCATTCTCAAGGTCTGACAAAATTTTCCATTCTATCAATCCCTGATTTTTCATATCAATTACAAGTTCTTTTTCCTTTTTGGAATGAATATTTACTTTTTGAGTATTGACTGGCATATGCCAACTTGAAGGATTGTCTTCTCCTGTTTTGAAAGGCAACTTCTTAGAAAAGAAATCGAAACCTATCAAAGTTATACTTTTACACTCACACTTTAACAAGAAAAATAATATTGCCATAAATCCTTGCGATGGTCTCCATCCTACAGGTTTATTCGGCACAACTCCTAACTTATCATGAATATCTATTATTTCTTCATCAGAAAACATATCCGTATATTTAAAATCTTTAGGGAGTATAGTAGTCGAAGGTTTGTTCATATGAATACGACTACGATTAAAAAGAGTAAGACAGTCAAAAAATTTTCTTGCATTTACACGAAGAAACCCTGTTACCCATATATCAGTTCTACTACCTAGGCTACTTGTATAGTCATAAGGAGCTCCCCTTCCAAAACGAACAACAGTATCAAAAGATTCTATGTAATCTCCATACTCATATTGTAGAATCTCTACTGAGTTTCCTACAAGTATTAGTGTTTTATCTTTAGTAAGTTGTTGTAATGTTTTTTCCATTCGTTTGAGTAAAGTATATTATCATGTATGTCTTGCCACGGTCCACCATCTGTAAAGTGTATTGCTTTAGGACTAGGAAAATTATAGTAATTTACCATAGCATTATATTCTGCTGGTAACTCACCAATTTCATCTGCCCACTCCATTTCGTGTAATTGTTTGCCAGTCCAATAGTTAACTGACCTACTGGATAGTTGAAGACATTGTGCGTTATTAAAGTACATGAGAGATGACCAATACTTTTTTGGATATGACATATTTGCTTTGCCATTCATCTTCTCACTAGGTGTTGTTAGAAATTGAGGGTGTTTAACTACCCATACAGTTGGAGACTCCATAAATAAAAGAGTCCTTGCTTTTACATAATCTTCGATTTCTTGTGGGTCACATCTCCACATAAAATCTCCATCACAAAAAAGACTGTGACCTGTCCAATCAGACAGTTTAGGAACGAGGAAACGAGTGAAAGCAAACTCTGTGCTCTCACCCTGGTACTTTCTTGAGTACATTCCTTCATCCTCTAATTTGCTTTTGATAAGAGGTATAATCTCGTGTTTTGTACTGAAGCTACGAATAGACTCAGCACATACTTCAAATGCTTCAGGATATTCACTTTCATATCCTATGAAGATTTTCACGACTTTAGTCTTTCGCCTAAATCATTCACATATGCTTGACGAGCTGTTTTTAAAGCAGCTAGTGTGTTTTGAACTTCTGCTGATTTAACATCACAAAACTTTATCGCTTGTACTAATGCTTTTTGGTCGTCATCCATATCTTCTACGAGATAGTCCTTATCATCAATTTTAATTGAATTATCCATTATTTAAATACATCCTGCCAATTTCCTTGTGTACTAGCCTTTGCATACTCGGTAGCACGGTTTTCAAAAAAGTTGGTATGCTCAACTGCGTTGACTTGCATGTCAATCCAAGGCAATGGATTTTCTGTACTATGAAATATTTTCTTCATACCGATACCCAATAACCTTCTGTCAGCAATATATCTAATATATTCCTTGACTTCTTTTGCTGTCAAATCTGGTATATCTGCTTTATCAAAACAAATATCAATAAAGTTATCTTCTAACTCTACTGTCTTTTCTGCAGCACAGTATATTTCATATTTTAACTTATCAGTCCATAACTCTGGATTTTCCGCAATAAAAGTTCTAAATAGTTTTGACAATCCTTCAACATGTAATGATTCATCACGAATACTCCATGTAACAATTTGTCCCATTCCTTTCATTAAGTTATGCCTAGGATAGTTTAGAAGAATAGCAAAGCTACTAAATAACTGTACTCCTTCTGTAAATGCACTATATACTGCCATAGTTTTTGCCATATCAAATGGAGTGTTCATACTGAAATCTTGTAGATATTCATGTTTCTCCATCATGGCGTTAATATCAAAAAACTCTTGGTACATCTCATCTGATTTACCTAAAGTTTCTAATAATAAGGAGTATGCTTCTTGATGCACTGCTTCCATAGCAGCATAGCTAACAAGCATCATTCTTACTTCTGGTTGCTTAAATGTAGGTAAGTAATGGTGGGCATAGCCTCCACATACATCTACATCAGCTTGTGTAAAGAACTTAAATATGTTATCTAACAATGTTCGTTCTCCATCACTTAATTTTAAATTATAATCTTTAATATCATCTTGTAGTGGTACTTCATCTGGTAACCAATGCATTTGCTGTTGTTTTTTATAGTTTTCAAATGCCCACGGATATTGAAAAGGTTTATAATATTCTCTTTCTTTTAATAAACTCATTTATCCCTCACAACTTAGACAATCTTGGTTTTCAAAGATTATCTCCCTTTTAGCTTGGGAAGCAACATTATCAGCTCTACTGATAGCTTCACTCCTCAAGTAATATAATGTTTTTAAATTTTTTGCCCATGCTAACATATGTATATTATGTAGCTCTCCTTTATTTATATCAGGAGGAAAGAACAAATTAAGACTCTGAGACTGACAAATAAATGGCTGTCTCTCAGAAGCATGTTCTATTAGCCAGGCTTGATTAATCTCAACTGCTGTTTTGAACACATCCTTTTCCCAATCATCTAGTATATCTAAATGTTGAACACTACCTCTGTTTGCAACAATATCTTTCCAAGTTTGATTGTATATATCACTATGTCCTATTTTATTCATAAGAAGAGCGTCTAAGTATTTGTTTTTAACTAGATTACTTCCTGACTTAGTTTTCTGTGTATATGCATTTGCTCTAAATGGCTCAATACTTGGAGAAGTATTACCACATAAAATACTAGAGCTAGCATTAGGTGCAATAGCTAATAAATGAGCATTTCGCACAGAAGCAGTATCATCATCTGGACATGCTCCTCTTTCTATTGCTAATTCTCTAGTTGTTTTATCTGCGTTTGATTTTATATAACCAAACATTTCTAAGTTTATTTGAGCTGCCATTGCACTCTCAAAAGGAATATTATTCTTTTGTAGAAATGCATGGAAACCCATTGCGCCAAGTCCTATACTTCTCTCCCGGTAAGCACTAAACTTAGCTTTTTCTAACTGACTTGGTGCCGTAGTAATAAATGATTCTAATACATTATCAAGCATACGAATTAAGTCAGGTATAAATGCAGGGTGGTTTTTCCACTTATCGTAGTACTCTAAATTTACACTAGAAAGACAACATACTGCTGTTCTTTCTTCGTCTGTTGCAAGTGTAATTTCACTACATAAGTTACTGTGATGTACTTGTAAGCCTTTTCTTTTCTGAAAGTCGGGCAGGTCATTTTGAACTGCGTCTTCAAACATTAAGTAAGGCTCACCTGTTTCCATTCGATTTTGTAGTATTTTTACCCATAATGCTCTAGCACTAACTGTCTTTACGACTCGCTTAGTATGAGGATCAATAAGGGGCCAACTATCATCGAAATTATCAAGCTTGGTAGCGCTATGAATGAGTTCCATAAAATCATCTGGAACAACCACAGCATGATGTAGATTAAGGCACTTACGATTGGTGTCCCCACCAGTAGGTTTACGAACATCTAAAAACTCCTCAATCTCGGGGTGTGACATATGTAGATATGAAGCATAACTACCCCGTCTAGTTACACCTTGGCTAAACGCCAGCATTTCTGCATCTACAACTCTCATAAAAGGTATTGCTCCAGTAGACTCAGAGCCTTTTGATGTTTTCGTCCCTGCTGAACGAACATCACTCCAAGTACCACCGATACCACCACCAAAACTACTTAAGAAAGCATTTTCAGTAAAGTGGTCTGTTATACCCTCTCTACTATCATCAACATAATTAAGAAAACAACTTATTGGTAAGCCTCTTCTCGTACCGCCATTAGACAATACGGGAGTTGCAAACATAAACCATAGATTACTTACATAATCATATAAACGCTGTGCATGGTCATCGTCATCTGCAAATGTTTCTGCAGCACGAGCAAATGCTTCCTGTGGTGAGTTCTCACCTGGAATCATGTATCTATCTTTTAGAGTTGCCATTGCAAAATCGTCTAAAAGTTCATCTTTACTATAATCTATCTTCACTGACATAATTTTCTACCAATTTTATTATTTCTTGTCCATGCCCTAGTAATGCGGCATCAACATCATATGTTAAATCCATAAGTTTGACTCCAGTTTCAAGTCCTTCACTTCCAAACTCGTTTAAGTTTTGAATGAATTTATACTTTCCTTCTATCGGCAAACTCGCCATAATATCGAAAACATCTCCATATTGTTCTATTAATTGAGTAGCACGCTTTGGTCCAACTCCATCAACTCCTGGAACGTTATCTCCCTTATCTCCTGTTAAGCACTTATAAGTAAGAAAGTACTCAGGTTCAAATTCGTAATGTTCATCCCAATTATGGACTGTTGTTTCTTTTCTAGTTACTGTCGAAAAACGACTTATTTTTGGGTCAACTAGTAAATCCCAATCTTTATCTGAAGATATCATCCATATTTCATCAATACCAAGATTCTCTCTTTGTTGACAAATATGAGCTGCTATATCATCAGCTTCTACTCCCTGATATTTGAGAGTAAGATACCCCTTCTCTTTTAGAGTATTCATTGTTAGTTGAAACTCCGCAAGAAAATCTAAAAACTCTTGTTCTTCTTCGGGGGTTTGTTCTGCATATCGTTCCTTACGATTTGCTTTGTACTGTGGGTCAATAGACTTTCGATAGTTACTACCACCATCTCCAAGTACTACTATTTCTCCACAGTTATAGGACTTTGCAAGGGATTGAACTGTACGAACATAATCATGTTCAAAATCCAAATTACCTTGATGTTTCCATCGAAAAGCTAAGTTGAGTCCATCAACTATTAATAAGTTCCCATTCGGGATCGGCTTTCCATGGCTCGTAAATTTTATCGCCATTTGTAAATTTTATTTCCTCTGTTTCTAAATATTTTTCAGCTAAAGTGACATAGCACCCTAACCAGTTTATGTACATATGTTTTTTGTAAAGTGGCTTTCTTGTCGTTGCCACATACCATTGAGAGTGATTTTCTTTGAATATAAGTAAAGGTTCTTGTTTCATTTCCTGTGCTTGTTTACAAAGTTTTGACCACCACCCAACAAATTGATTACTCTTTTGAGTAAATATTTTGTGATTGAAAGCCATATCACGATAGAACTTAACTTCTATTGTAAATATGTTATGCTTATGTGGTATATAAAGGTCTCCTTTTATTTTACCACTACCACTTCCTGGAGTCTGTGTAAAGGTTAGACCAGTATGTCTGTGTAACATGGCAGCGACTTTTAACTCTGCGTCATGTCCTTTCCTTCTAGAATTAACCAATCATCTTCTCCAGCTCTACATAACCTCCAATCTTCTCTCCATCCACAATAATCTGTGGAAATGTTCGAGCTGTCGGGAATAGTGTTTTTACATCTGTTGCTTGAAACTCTTCTCCCATCATGTTATAAATTACTTCGTGTCCTTTGTTCGTTGCTAAGTTCTTAGCTTTGACACAGTAAGGACAGTTTGGTATACTATATATTTCTACTATCATTTCATTGTCTCCTCAATGAATTTTCCTATTGTGTTAATCTCTTGTTCTGAGAGCATACCTGCTTGAGCCCACATTGTAGAACTCATACTTCCGACTTCTCCTCTATTTTTATATGTATTGAGTCGGTCGATTATATACTCGGAACTTTGGCCTGCCAGTTTAGGAAATACTGCCATGCCTTGACCTTCGTTACCGTGACAAGCTGCACAACCTGCCCATAAACTTCTAATAGAACTAAATTCATCTGCACTTGCAAGTTCTTTTTTCTTCTGTTCTATCTGTGCTGGTGTACCATGAATCTTTACATATTCTGCATAACACTCGCCTGTGCAAGAGTGTGCTCCTGAGTATCCTTTATACTCTAGATTGTTATATGCTAAAGCTATGGTACATACCATAAATGTTACTATTGATAATACGTAAAACTTCATGCTTCTTTATCTATATCCCATCTTACCATGTTTGGTTTTGTTCTTCTTTGCCAAAACTTCCATGACTTTTGTTCTTTTCTCCACTGTAATAACCAGGGAGCATGGTCTCTTTCTGCATCTGCAAACACTGCGTTTGTAAATGCAAGAGGTAGTAATATACATATGTGGACAATTATACTTGTTACTGTGCTATACCCTAGCCAACCCATATAGTAGGTTGCTACAAATCCAAAGTATACACTCCACATTGTAAATAATACTAACATAAAATAAGTCTGTAGACTTGGGTCGGGAATATATTTTAGTGGATTGTATCTAGCATCCATAATCACTCTCCAACTATCAACTACAAACATTATTAATCTTCTATGTATTGGTGGTTGTTTCATACTGCTTTTCCTATTAAGTAAAATGCCATCAGCATAGAGCCGAATACAAGTAACTGCACAATAGCCATAAAAGCTACTAACGGTATCTGTATCTCAGCCCACCAGTTAAGTTCTTTCTCTTCCCACTCCTTAAATTCTTCAGGTGTGGCGTCTCTAGGTTTGAAGTTTAAATTTAACTGCTGAGGCACGATATATTATCTTCTTTAATTATCTCTATCTTTTCAAGCAATGGATGAGTCCAACCGTGAGAAACTAAATATGTATTTAGGTTTTCTTCTTTCAGTAGGACTTCCACTACTTTTTCTTTTCCTTGTTCATCTAATGCTTGATTAACTTCATCAAGAAAAAGAACATTGATTTGACTTCTACTAATCGAAGTCATTAACTTTCTAATTGCGACTAGCGTTGCAATATTTACTCTTGCTAGCTCACCTGAAGAAAGTGCTAGAATATCAATAATGTTTCCATTATCAGATACTTCTACATTTAATTTGTCGTTCTCTACAACAAAATTTATACTGAATCTACCATCACTGAACTCTGCGAGATACTCATTAGTAAGTATTTCTAGTTCTTTGACAAGTGATTCTATTTTGTATGCAAGGAGACCGTTTGTGCTAAACGCCTTTTTAAGTATTTCAAGAACCGCAAGTTTGTTTTCTGAACTCTCAAGTCTAAGCTCGTGTGCGTCAAGTTGTTCTTGAAACTGCTGAGTTTGCTCTTGTATAATTCCAATTCTTGTGTTGTGTCGTTCTCTTCTCTCATTCTCATCTACTACCGTCTGAATAGAGTCCCTAATAGCGGCAATCCTCTCGCGAAGCGTTTTAATCTTATTCCCCAACTCTTCTCCGTTGATAACTTGTGTAGGGAGTTTGTTGTCGATACTCCTGTAGAGATTTTCCCAATCTTCGATGTTTTTGGTTGCTGTCCTATGTATCTCATTATGTTCTTCTGCCTCTTTTAATTTTTCTCTATCTTTCTCTGCGAATTTTTCACATTGTTCCATTCTTTCTGTGTGTTCTTTTATTGACATATTTACAAAAGTTTGATTAATGTCTTGACCGCAAGTAACACACTCTGCGTTTTCCATACCCGCTAGGGCTTGGTATTTTTCTAACATCTTTTCCTCATGTATAGCTTCTGACTTCCATGCTCCTAAACGAGTTAGGTGAGGAGCTGTATCTATGAGTTCTGTATGCTTTGCTAATAATCTTTTATTTTCGTGAAGGTCAATTGTTTTTAACTGTTCCTTCAGATTATTATTAGTATTTATATTTTTGTTCTTTTCCGAGATATTTTCAAACTCTATTTGTAAAGAACTTAATGTTTTTTC